TAGTATGACCACGTTTTTGAACTGCTGCTTCACCAAATTTAGTCTTTTTATTAGAACCTTTTTCAACATCTTGTGACATTGTTCTTGGTCCCATAACTTCTGCTCTACCGCCTTTTTTCATACCTAATACTCCCATGTCTTTAGCTGCTGGCATTGCTTTACCAGCACCAATTTTGTTAATCTTACCACCCTTTTTAAGTTTAGATAAATCAGTATGTGAGCCTTTATGTTCTTGAGCATCGTGCATTTTGAATGCTTTCTTAACAATAGCTTTGTCCTGTTTAATATCTTCTTTCATTGATTCTTTAGCCATAATAACTCCTTATTTACAATTCCAACGTTTTAGTGATGCTGCTTTTCTTGTTGGTCTACCTTTTTCATCTTTCATAGGTCCAGGCATTCCAGACATTCTAGCACAAAAGGATCTTTGTCTTGCACCACCTTGAGGTTGTGGAGCTTTTAAATGAGACCCTGTAGCTCTATTATATTTAGCACGACCTTTAGCTGTTAAACCTGCACCTTTAGATACTGGTAATTTCTCACCACGTCCAACTGCTAAAGACACGCCACCTTTTTTAAACTTTTTACCTTTATCAGCTGCCGAAAAATCTTTACCAACTGATTGTTTAATTCCAACTTTTTTAGCGAAAGCAGGTGAATGAGCCACAGCTTCCATTAATTTATGTTGTTTTTTAGAAACACTAGGCATTACGGTTTTTCCACTTTTTATATAGCTCTTGAACTGTTTTGGTTTCCCATATACGAATTGTAGTCCATACAATGGTCCATAAAGCAGCAATACCAGGAAGAATTTGTGTTAAAGCTCCTAGTAATGTAGCTATTGAAGTCCAATCAATAATATGCTTTGTGTGTTCGTTAATTTCGTGAATTTTAGTCAGCATAATTTTATCCGTAACAAATAGTACAAGAATTAACATTGGTTAGAGATGCATAAATGCCATTGTAAGCAAGTATACCTTCACCAGGTAAAAGAACTGGAATTCCTAATACGTTAGCTCCAAAATCAAATTGCCATAAAATATTACCTGAAGCAGCAGATGCATTATCATAAAGAATAAGCGTTCCTGCTGTACCATTACTATTAAATGTGATTTGTCTTAGACGAGTACGATAAGTTACTAATGCCGCTGAGGTATTAGTGTGTGCTGATTTTATATCAGTTTGCATCATAATTAATCTCCTTTATTTTAAGACAGGGAACCTAAGCCCCCTAGACTAATTATACTTGTGATGGGTTAGCTGAACCGTCAGAACCACGTACAACATAGGTAATTTGAAGTAAACCAGCACCAGCTGTTACAGTACCAAATGTGTAAGTAATNATAGCATCAGTTGTACCAACGTTTGTAACTAAAGTTGGNTTTGATGTNCCAATTGCTAAAGCTTGTTTACCAGTAGCACCAGTAGAAACAGTAATTGCTGAAGTAATAGCAGAGCCATTAANATAAACAGTAATTGTACCTGTACCACCTGAAGTNAATGCTGTTGTTTGGAATAAATCAACTGAAGTGATTGAAGCNCCAGCAGGTAAAACAAATGCTTGAGTAGCAGTGCCGTCTGTATAAGCTACAGAAGCTTGTTGAGCAACAAGAGTTGCACCCATATTGCGGATTGTACCAGCAGTTGTACCAGTAGTATTTTTAACAGTACCCAATAACCATGGGCCTAAATGTGAAGCGAAAGCCATAATATTTTCCTTATGCAAAAGTCCTTTTACCATCTTTGCATCGTCTGCTGGGACAGCTGGTAAAAGTAGAATTACCCAGTTATAAGAATCATACTACAATTTAAAATAAAAGCAAATAAAAAAGGGGCCGAAGCCCCTAATTTACTACTTATTTATTCATTACGTACATTGTCACTTCAAAGCCAAATCTCATTTCAGTTGCTGCTGGTTTTGTCCACATATTGTTCTCCTTAATAGATCAATTGTTCTCTTTTTCAATACACACGATGTGTATAAGTGCATGATACTCTTATGATTTGCCTGTGGAATACGTAAAACCATGAATTACAGATAAAAAAAGAGCCCACGTTTTAAGTGGGCCCCTTAGTAAATGCGTAGCTAATTAAACTCAGCTCGCACCTGGAGAACCGTACATACCGAGCGGATCTGACCAGCCAAATGAATAACGTTCACGTGATTTATAACGAACGTTACCAGTGTCAAAGTCACCGTCCATTGAATTTTGCAATGGAGTACGTACAAAGTGTTTCATACCGTTAGGAACATCAGTTGTTAAGAACCAACCGTTTGTATCNGTCAAGAAGTGGTTAATTGTNTAACCTTCTGGGATAGAACCGTTGTTCTTAATTGCNTTNATGTCGTTATCAGTAGTACCAACACGTAATTCAGTTTCGAGCAAGCGTGTTGCAACGAATTGAAGTGCAGGTGGAACTACTAATTTTTTAGGTTTAGCAGCGATCAAGAGACCACGTTCATCAGTCCAAGCTGCGATTTGAATAACTGCATTTTCCAATGAAGTTTCGTTCAAGTCAGCTGGTGTTGATGGAGTGTTGCTGTTTGTACCGCCGTTAACAAGTGAGTGCTGTGTTGAGAATAATGGAGCACCATCACCGCCTGTGTAAGCAGCATTGAAGCCATTATTAAGAACTGCAGCAGCCTTAACTTGTTTTGTATAAGCCATAGCGCGAGCTAGTGCTTTTGTGTAACGTGCAGATAATGAATCATATAAGTTATCTTCAATAGCTTCTTCAGTTAAGCTGAAGCCAAGAGCGATAGTTTCATGATTGTATCGTGCAGTCCAAGCTTCTTGAGCATTGTCATAAGCGATGGCAGAGCCTTCGTTTTTAACAGGAGCTGCTGAGAAACCTGAAAGTTTTGTTTCTTCTTCAAAAGAACGCTCAGAAGTCTCTGTTTCATAGATTTCTTTATGTTCTTCACCATATCTTGCATACTCTAAACCAAACAAAGCGTTAAGGCCTGGGAGTAATTCTTTTAGTAACTGTGCGCGTGAAATAGCCATGTGTTATTCTCCTTAAGCTGACGCTTGTGCTACGTAGTACTCATGAGCGCCAAAGTTTAATTTAACTTTAACTTCTGGGTACATTGTAAACACGATTGTTGAACCAGACGGAATAGCGCCACCTAGTGGAGCTACGTTTGCAAGTACTGTTGTACCGCCCGCCGCTACGTTTGCTTGTACATAAGAACCTGTCTCAACTAATTGACCATTAGAAGCAATGTAAGCAATATCAGCACCTGCTAAAACAGCACCTGACAAGCCAGAGCCTGTTAATGTAATAGTTGTTGAAGATGAGGAACCTGTACCTGTAACTGCATAAGCTGACTCAGGAATTAAACCAACTACACGTAATGGGAACGCTGCTGTTGTAGCAGGAGCACCAGAACCTGATAAAGCTTGGATAGCATTTAATGAGTCACCTGTATTCACGTTACCTGTTGCATTGTCGATCATTTGTAAGTTTTGACCTACAACTGCTAATGCAGCAGCGCCAACTGTTGTTGTTGCAGAGCAAACAACGCCTTGGAATACTGTATCTGGGTCGTCAGCAACAATAGCCACTGCGTCGCCAGCTAAAGTACCTGATGGCCAGTATTGTGAAAATGTTTTTTGTTTTGTTACTGGGTTTGTATATGAACAGCCCAAGAACACACCCACGAGACCAGAACCACCAGCTGAAGTAACAGCTAAACGGTTAATGAATCCACGTGCTAATGAAACGATGTCGCCATAAAAAATATTGGTTGCATAGCCATATTGAATTGGCAAGCTACGTGTTGAGCCTGCAAATACTTGACCACCAATAAGATTAATTGGCTTTAGTCCGTAAGGACTAGCTACGACTGGATAAGCCATTTAAAACTCCTTAATTAAAAATTATTTACCTTTGCCAAANGTGGTNCTAGATTTTCTTTCTTGGAAGAGAGGCATTCTAGGATCACTTTGACGCATTAAATTATTATCTACAGCTTCTGTTTGAGATTGAGTCAAGTTATTGTAATGTGCATTACGTTGGTCGACTAACTCTTGAGGAGTCTTGCAGAGTAATAATCCGCCAATCTCGATGTTGTCTTTAAAACGACTATCAGGATCGACTAGCAGTTGGAATTTAGGTTGTTCTTCAATTCTTACTGGTTCCCAACCTTCTCTAAGTTTTCCAGAGATATTACGTGGGTCTGCAGTATTTAGAGTTGAAACACGAATCCATCTGTACGCATATCCAGCTTCTTTATCTGGCTCTGGTAAGAGCTCTGGAGCTGACCACTGCTTAGGGCGCTCCGCTGTAATACGAGTTTCTAATTCACGAGTTGTTCTTACATCAGTTGTTTCT